ACTTCGGCTGAAATTTGTGGAGGTGCTAGTTTCTCACCATTTGCTTCAACCCATGCATCACCGTTATCTGCCTTGATAATTTTATAAGGCATCAAGTCGATGTCTTTCTGGACAGCGGCTTCGTCAAACTTACGTCCAATAAGACGTTTGCTTGCGTAGATAGTGTTTTTTGGATTTGTGACTGCTTGTCGTTTTGCTGTTGCACCTACTAGGATTTCGTCCTTTGTGTATGCAATGATTGATGGCGTTGTACGTGCGCCTTCGCTGTTTTCAATTACTTTAGCAACTCCGTTTTCTAGAATTGCTACACAGCTATTTGTTGTACCCAAATCGATACCGATGATTTTGCTCATAATTTTCTCCTTTAATTAAGCAAGAATATGTAGGCCCTTACGGCGCTCTACAATTTTATTTATCTCAGATATTCTCTGTTTTAAAAATATTAGACCAGATTTTTAACTTTTCACGTTTAGCTTCTGCCGCACGTTCGATATTGCTAAAACTTACAATATCAAGTTCTTGTAGGATTTCTACCATGGCCATCATATCGCCTAGTTCTTCTTCCAAGTGTTCTCTATTAGTTTTAGGTTTACCGGGCTTTAAGTTGTCTAGTCCAAAACGGCTGATTTTACTTACCGCTTGAATTACTTCTGCACATTCTTCTTGTAGAATATCCATTACTTCTTTAGTTTGATTATCCATAAATTACCTCTGATTTGCAAATGGTGCGATATATTCGCCAGCACTAGTTGTGCTTGTTCTTAGTGTTCCATACACATTCTGAATCCCTACTGCTTGATTCCAAGCATCTTCTAACGCATGGTGAGCCAGTACTGGTGGACGATTTGGATTAATGCCTAAATCAAATGCGGTACGCACGTCACGCACTTGCCAGAAGCTCCACGGAATTGCCTTGCCAATTTTACGAAATACGTGTTCGCAAATAACAATATCAAAACATGCGCCGTTTGCCCAAACTCGTTTAGCACCCCAACAAAACTTATATAGCTGTTCCATTGCATCTTTAATATGCACACGGTCTTTGGGATTAAACGCTTCGTCTTGAGCTTCTTTACTTTGCTGTGACCACCACTCAATAGTAGCATCACTCGCAACAAGACCAAGCGCATCGCATGAATCAATATCAACTCTGCAATAAAACTTGGTCATTTGTGGATCTTGTATATCTTTTCCAAACGGGTCAAATCGAACTGCTCCGATGGAAAGTATTTGGGCATCTGGCGTAGTAGCAAGTGTTTCCAAATCGATCATAATATCTGTTAGGGCCATTATAGTTCTTTCTTTATTGTGAACTATAATTATAACAGATGTTTACAGTAATGTCAATACATTTTTTTAGGCAATGTGTCGTTTCGGAGTTTTTTAAGCCAACGGCTACGTGCGGCACCTTTTTTACGTTTGCGTTCAGTAGTTGGCTTTTCATAAAACTCTTTGGCACGTAATGTGTCCAAAGTGCCTGCTTCTTCTACTTTACGTTTAAATCGGCGTAAACTTTGGTTAATGTTTTCGCCTTCTTTAACTGTAATGCCTGTGCCTTTACTCTTCTTGTGAATCATCTAAGTCCTCTTCTTCATCGTTAAGTTGTTCCGCAATCCAATCCAAATTATAAATTCTATTTTTAGATATTAGATTATACGGTGTAATTTCGTCACTAGTTATATAGTGTGCGTTAGGTTGCGCCAGCATAAATGTGACAAACTTTTTAGTAGTTTCGTCGCAGTTATCTACATCAACAATTACTATATCAACTTGTTGGGCTACACCAAGCAACCAGCTGACATCAGTTTCTTCTTGATCGTAAATGAATACGTTCAAATCGTCTAAGCTATGACTTAGAATCGTTTGAAATTGTTGTTTAACATGGACTGATGGTTTAACTAACAAATAACTTAGTGTTAAATTGAATAGTTTATCCGGGGGTGTTATTACTGTTATCTTTCCTAAGTTCATAAATCCTACTTACAAATGTTTTTATTTTTTCTGCGCTGTAGTTACTAAATTTTGGACCTTTAGTTCGAGTCTCTTCAACAAATTCAAACAACTCTGGATCTGTTGTTGAGTCTACTTCTAAAGTATCAAAAACGTTTGCGCCATATAACTTGTATAATTCATCTTTTGGTCTGGCGTTGGTTTGATTAATTATTCTAGACCAAATTGTACCGTCGCCTTGTTCTGCATTTTGAACATATGTTACCTGTTCTTTATTTGTATGTGTCCCTGTTCGTCTTTCGTCATGTACGTCTTTTTTTTTGATTCTTCTTCTGTCAATGCTTCATCTACTAACAGTTGCTCGCCTCTTACTAATTCTGCTTCAACTGCCTTCTCTGCTTCTTCGATCATTTTATTCCATTGATCTAACGGCATTGAATCAATTTCGCTTACCTTAGATTCGACTGGAGGTTTTTCAAGTTCGTACTCAAAGTGATCAGCAGGATGTTCTCCAGTATCAACAAATTTAATTGTTTCTTTTACTTCTTCCTGTGCCGGAAGTTCGCTAGGAACAGGCAATGGTGTTTCGGTGTGAGGCACTGTTTTGTGTACAAGATTCTCTTCTTCCTCTTTCTTCCAGCCAAATGTCATCTGTGCTGCCAGCAACATAATAACTGCTAATGGATCAAACACTACAATAATTGTAATAATTACCCAGGTAACTGCTTTTTCTAAAAGAGTTTCGTCCGTCGCACCATACACAAATGCGGCAATGTATTTTAGCGGTCCAACTTCTGCTTCTACTTTGCGTACTTCGGCGGCAATTGGCGCACGTTCTTCGCTAAGACTACTAATTGTTTTCTGCTCGGCTGCAATTTCAGATTGAAGACGGGCACGTTCTTTTTGTTGTGCGCGGCGGAGTGCAACTGCTTTGTCGGCGCCCGTTTCCGAACTGCTTCTTGCCATGACCTGGTCCACGGCTTCATCCATCTGTTTAAGCGCCTTACGGTTAGCGTCTATATTATCCTTTGCTGTTTTAATTTTTTCATCGTAAATTGCAATCTTACTTTGGACATCACCGCTAACTAAACTTTGGTCGCTGTGTGCTTTAGATAAGAATCCAAAGATACCCATTGACGTGATCAGCATGAGTACAATGACTGCTGTAGTCATGTACACTTTCATCAATCGTGGAGCACGTTCCCAATTAGCTTTGAGCCAACTTGCACATACTAGCTTGGCTACTTCTAATGCAGAGCCCATAACTATGATGGGAATAACAGCCGCAGAGAAAATTGCAGCCAAACCTACTACGGAGTAGTAGATTGCGACTGCAGAAATGGTGAGGCCGGTAAGGAGTAGTAGCCAGGCGAGAATCATTTATGCCTTAATTAATCAAATGACTGAGTTGTAGTTGTACCGTCAATAGCTGTAACAGTGATATTATTAAAAATATCAGCGTCTGTATCGGCTGGGCGATCAATTTCAATTACTCTTTGTACTCCAGAACCAACCATTGGGTCAGCATCAACTACTGGTTCAAATACTCGAACTGATTTAGTGTAATTATCACGTTCGGCGCCCAAGTATACTAGTTCTTTAACTACATCTTCTTCGTCTTCAATAGCGAATTCTTGTCCGCTAGCTGAAAAATAACGAGGGTATGTAACACCGTCAACAGTAAATGTGCCGTCGGTACCGTTATCATACAAGTTAGTGTTTGCCTTAGCATAGCTTACAAATGCTGGTAACAAAAACTCGCTACGATCATACTTTACAGTAAACGCAATAGTATCTTGGTCGACTTGGTTTTCTGCATAATCATTGCCATAATTTTCAATGTCTAAAATTTGGCAGTCTGCAAACATGCCTAGCATGTCTACAATAGCTTGGAAACGCATATTTCCACGAGCTAGTGCGTCTGCAATCTCTTGTGTTTGGGGTAATCGGCTTGGACTAGTTGCGTTATCCCATGCCCACGTTGTAATACGGCCTTTGGTAGTTGGGTTAGACTCGTCTTCTAGCAAATACCAAGCGGATCCTTCTTCATCCATGTTAATGACTACGCGAAAGAACGCTGGGCTTAATTGATTTTGATCTTGTTGAAATCCTGATGGCATTTTATGCTCCTTAATATCTAATATTTATCGTTACTTGAACACAATTAATGCTAACAAGGCGGCTTGTACGAAAAATCCAAAGCCAATTGTTACAATATTAAGTAAGTCTTTTTGGATTGTTGCCTTAATAAAAAAGCAAAATAAACCTACCCAACTAAACAATACCATATCAACAGGCGGCATTTTTTCAGTTAATCCTGTTAAGATAGCAACCATAGTTGGAATTGTAGCTAAATGAAGCAATATTACTGCAACCCATCCTATTGTTTCAGCACTTATATGAGAAGCATGTTCCTTGATATTTTTAACCCATAGATTCAAATCTAGTGCATCGTGTACTGCTGTTTTAATTGTTTCGATATTCATATTAATCCTTATTTGTAAAAAATGTGACGACCAACTTTAGCAACACGCTCTCGCTTCCAGCCTGGATTTATGTAATCCCCATGAAAGTACAAAGCGTCTTTCATTGACGGTAAACGGAATCCTTCTAGTAATACTTTCTTAGCCACTTCCATTGATTCTGTGTACACAGGGCCATTCATTGGCTTTTTAAGCGATGCTGAATCGCAATACCAGCTGAACTGGCATAGCACCTTTTCGTAGATGATGTTCTTTTGATAAACTACTTGGCAGATGTCAGACGGAAATTGTCCGCTTTCTACACGGTTAATGGTAACTTGGGCTACGGCCACTTTACCTTCAAATGGTTCGCCACCGGCTTCGTGGTAAATGTTACGAGCAAGGCAGTCTAATTGTTTTTGTCTTAGTTGTGCTGTAACGGGACTCACTTGCAAGTGAGCTTCTTTTAGGGTGTCAAGTTTATAATTAATTGCTTTATACCCTGCGAATGTTACCGCTAGCATGGCTAGGGTGAATATTACTAATTTTATGATGCGTATCATCTTATTTCTCCTTTACGCTGGAATAGGAATTGCTAGTTCCGTTTTATTATGGCTCCGATACATCTCCTTGTGCGTTAAAAGCCTACTGCTTGTATAGCCCAGAACCTTTCTGGGCAATAAGTAATTATCCAAAAAACTACCACGGTTAACTACTAGTTTATACTTAGCCATAGTTTAGCGTCTCATTCTGGAAATGTCAACTGCTTCTTCGTCACTAAACACCGGTACTGCATTACTTTTATGCATAGTTGCAATACCTTTTACTTTGGTGCCAGTGTACACTTTAGCCGGTTTAAGGGTAGCATTGCCTGATCCGGTATCTACGCTCTTAATATGTGCAGTAGTATTACGGCCTTCAGGAATCTTTAAGCTATAGGAACTAGATAAGCTAGGGGCACTCAAAGCACGAGTACGTTTCTTTTCTTCAGCTTCAATGCCCCATTTCTTTTGGAGCTCTTTCCAAGATTCTTCTTGTTCACGAGCCTTACGGGCATGTTCTGCCGAAGCAAACTTCTTTTTGCCTTTCTTCTTGCCGGTAGTACTAAGCCACGGACCTTCTAAATGCATTGTCAAAAGAAACCTCCAAAAGTGTTAATAGTATGTATTATACTATATCTTTTGGAGATTGTCAACTAAACTCGGAAAGATTCGCCGCAGCCGCATTTATCACGTTCATTTGGATTGATAAAATCGAATCCTTCGTTAAGTCCATTGCGTACCCAATCCACTGTCATTCCGGTTAAGTATGCTAGACTTTTGGCATCTACTAATACAACAAAATCTTTTTGAGCGTAATTAGTTACACCAGGTTCAGCAGTGTATTCATCCACATATTCAATAGTGTAAGCCAACCCACTGCATCCCGTAGTTTTTACACCTAGACGTATACCCACACCTTTACCACGGCGCTCTAAATTTTGTTTAATCTTTTTAGACGCTGTGTCGGTTACGGTAATCATTTACGGCTGCTTTGATAGCATCTTCTGCTAGAATTGAACAATGTATCTTGACAGGTGGTAGGGCTAGTTCTGTGGCGATTTCGGCGTTTTTAATTGTTCCGGCTTCGTCAAGAGTTTTTCCTTTGAGCCACTCTGTGACAAGGCTCGAACTCGCGATAGCCGATCCGCAGCCATACGTTTTAAATTTCGCATCTGTAATAATACCTGTATCATGATCCACCTTTATTTGTAGTTTCATTACATCGCCGCAAGCAGGGGCACCAACCATGCCGGTACCCACAGTAGGATCGTCTTTTTCAAATGATCCGACATTGCGTGGGTTTTCGTAATGGTCAATGACCTTGTCGCTGTATGCCATACAGTATTTATTGTATTATTTTACTTCTTTACGTGCGTTTTTAACTGCGGTAACATCGTTACGAGTTTCTTTACACAATTTTGCCAAATCTTGACAATGCTTACGAACACGGGTGCCAGCTGCGCCAACTTCCTTGTCATAAAACTTCTCGAAGTCTGCTTCCATAGCTTCTACGATTTTTGTGAATTCCGCGAATTTGTTTGTAGTCATATAATTCTCCTTGTGTATTAATTATGTCGACAACACTAGGATACTACAAAATGTGGCTTTAAACAACCGTTATGAGCCCACAATCACGTTATTACTACCTGTTTGGGCAGAGTTAGGAACCCAAGCACCATGTCCAGTAGTTGCATCACCGATCCGATGTACAGGAATGCCGTTGGCAAACACAGTAGCTGAATGTGCGGCGGCTGCATCTCCACATACACAAGTATCGCCTTGACGTACTACTTTACGATCGTTGGCAAATACTGTTGGACTTCCTTTATTAAAGAACGTTTGGTGAAACGGAACTCCAGCGCCTGCATGTCCCACGTGTTTATCTAATATCCTAACAATACCTGTCATAACATATCCTTAAGAGAATTCAATCCAACCTGTCATAACGTATTTATTTCCAGATATTGGAGGGTTCCCTCTGTGTGCCCAGGGATAATTTGGCGGGAACACTACTAGCCTACCTTTTTGTGCGGTTACTCGTTGGCTTTGGTATATAAACTCAGTCTCACCGCCCTCGTCAACATCATTAAGGTATAGTATATACACACCAATACGTCTGTTGTGTGTTTTTGAACCATCTTCGCAATGCCACAAATGATAGCCGCCAGTTGGTTCAGTTTTTTGTACTTTGTAAGTGTAGATAGTATGAGTGTCATAATCATCTAACACACTGTATTTTGCTCTATATTCTGTATAACACTCATCCCAGAATACAGTATTAAACTCGCTAATAAAATTTCCAAGGTTTGGATGAGCGTAATTAATTTCTGTAATACTCATCGGATTAAGACATGCCGAGTCATCCTTTTTAAGACGTTCAGCTTCTTCTCTAGAATATGTGCGATTATTTTTAAGGCACCATTCAAAATATTCCACAAGGCTATCACAGAATTCTGCTGAGAAATAGTTGTCATAGATGCCAACAAAGTTTTCGTATTTTGATTTTTTCATGTTATTTAAATGAGGGTCCAGTTGCCCATATTACAATTGTTTTTCGTATACCACTAGTTACTGGGCTTACTCGATGTAGCATAAAGGAAGGAAATACTGCTATTAATCCTTTTGCCTTATCAACAGCAACAGGGTGTGCTGATGATAGTATTTCAAGTTCGCCACCTTCGTACTCTGACGGATCACTTAGTTGTAATACTAAAGATAATTTTCGAGGAGGTAAAGATCCGGCTGCACCTGCGCCGTAATCTTGATGCCAGGTATAGTGCCCGCTTTCACTACTGTCGTAAACAGTGTATTGCATATCTTCTGTAAATCCGTACATGTCAAAATTATAAAATTGACCGTTTAGATTTCTAACGATGTATGATAGCTTATCGTAAATCCATTCAGTATCTTGATTTTGTCCAACCCAAGATACCTCAGATGTTCTTATTTCCGGACTTTGTGTATCAACATTAACAACTGCGGGCTGTTTAGGTAATGCATCACAGTAGTCGATGATTCGAGTTAATTCTTCATTAGTAAATGCATCTCGCCAAGTAGTGAATGCATGTTCGGATATTCCAAAGTTTGGACTAGGTGCGAATATATAGTGGGCCATACTATAATTAGCATCGACATTATTGTCGGGTGTGTATTACTGGCGATTCCAATTTACAGTTATATAACCACCGCCAGTGGCTCCGGTACCGACTGTAACAGCATAATTTGCACGACTTGCAAGATTAGATGCTGACCCATTATAAGTAGGAGGAGTAGGGTCGCCACCGTCTTTTCCAGGCCAACTAACTGGGGCAGATGATCCAGGCCACGAATTTGGTGCGCCGGTTACAGAATTATTAGCACTAGATGCGCCAGTGCCGGGATTTCCACCGTTACCGCTAGTTCCGTTATTACCTGCACTTCCAGCAGAGCCAGAGAATCCTGCATTTCCGGCGCTACCGCTATTTCCAGATCCTCCGCCAGTTCCGCCAGAGCCTCCCCCGGGTGCATAAATTGTAGTGTTGGCAGCAGTATTGTTAGTAGCAGTATATGTCCCTCCAATACCGTTTCCGCCTGAGCCACCTGGGCCACCCGCAAGTACACTTAATCCGCCTGCGCCCGGACCGCCAGCACTGCCTGGAGGAGATCCTGTAACTGATAATGAAGCCGGTGCTTGTGCTGGTCCACTGTACACTAAATTACCTTGTCCTCCTACACCACCACCAAAGCCACCACCGCCAGCATTTCCGCCTACGCCTGCAGATCCATTTCCGCCAGAATTTCCTGCATTACCTGGAGCTCCTGCATTACCCGGGCCGCCTGCATTTCCGGCATTACCAGCTGATCCAGCAATTCCTCCAGGACCGCCAGGGCCTCCAACGCCACCTGGACCTCCTACTCCCGCAGTTGCAGAATACGCAGGTGCTGTAAAAAATCCAGCAAGAGTTGAGATATTGCCTGCAGATCCGGGACTCCCAGCAAGACCAGTATTACCAGGATTTCCAGAATTTCCTGGAGTACCGTTATTCCCTGCAACTCCAAATCGTCCTGGCCAGTTAGTCGGTGCGTTACCGCCTGCATTTCCAGCGCCGCCGGCGCCGCCGCCAGATGCGCCAAATCCATTGTTGCCTGCTGAACCTGCTGAACCTGCTGAACCAGAACTACCTGGAGAATTGATTGGGCCGCCTGGGCCGCCGGCTGCACCACCTGATGCAGGGCTGCCAGGAGAACCTGAGTTTGGTGCAATATTTGCTACTACATTGAATGTAAGACTACCGGTGATATACCCAAACGGTGATCCAGCACCCCCGCCACCGCCACCACCACCGTAGCCAGGATTTCCAGAATTCCCTGGATTGCCAGCAGAGCCAGCATTTCCGCCGACACCGCCATTTCCGCCTGCGCCACCTGGGCCGCCAATGCCATTGGCACCTGGATTACCAACATTTCCATTACCACCAACTGATCCGTTATTTCCAACACTACCGGGTGTTCCAGGATTTCCTTGACCAGATCGTCCAGTGATAGAAATAGATTTAACTCCAAATGGAACTTGCCAAGTGGTTGAACCATTAAATGTTCGAGTACCGGCTGGCGCTATAGTTCTACGAGTAGTTTGGATAAAGCCTAACGGCATGTTATCTTCCTAATGCGTACTTTTCAAGAAAATCGCTTCCAGCAAGATCTATTAATGTTGTAAAGTATCTACGGGGGTATCTTGAAGGTGACAAATCGTCGTGTATTTCTGTATATGTTAAAATTGGAAAATCCGTAATGTTAGCGTTGTCCCACCAAGTGTTTAATGCTTCGATGACTCCGGCTGCTTGTGCGTCATCTGTGTAGTGCATTGAAACAAACTCTACATTGTTGTCTTTCAACCATTTTTTCATTGCCCAGCACTGTTGAGCAGATTCTGTGATTGCTGTATAAAAGTGTATGTCGTCGATTCTTACGATAGCCATGTAAATTATTCTCCTTATGATACGTTAGCCATAGCAAAAGTGCCAAACCAGAACGTTCCGCCTGTGACTGTAAAGAAAGTCAATACATCAATTTGACCCGCTGTAGTAGACAATGTAGGCAGGGTTCCTTCTGAATATTTAGCGTTCGTAAATGCAGCAGATCTGCTGCCAACACCTTGCCTTAAAATAACAGTAGCAGTTATAGCAGTACCGCTAGCTGGGGGATTAGTAAATGTAAATGTACAACTTGTGTTTAATGTAATATCAAATATGTTACTTAAACTTAAATCTAAGTTATATGTGCTCGTACTAACAGTAACAGTTGTTACAGTTTCTCTATACGATTGCAACTTTGTTGTGGCAATTGTTCCGCCCGTAATATTAATATTACTAAAATCGGTAGTATTTGCTCCACTAATAACGCCCGTGCCACTATTAATGGTAATCGTAGTACCATCAACTTTGACACCACCTAATACGGTAGTAGATGCAAAGGGTAAAACTGCTTCCGATATTTTAGTTGTCATTTTTCTATCTAAATCCTTTAAGCTATTTATTGCGGGTTAGGTTCAGGTCGTTGCCAATTTTGTTGTTCTTCTGGGGTTGCCGCCATGTACTTAATATAATCTTCTGCTAATCGTTGGGTATAAGTAGGGTCACGCTCTGCTGCTAACCTACGATTAAGTACTACGTCTAACTCTTCTTTAGTGTAATTTACATATAAATCTATTTGGGCCGCATCGGGTTCTACATTTACTGTGTTTACAAATGCATCAAAAACTTCTTGTCTAGTTAACATAGTATTCCTTTATGGCAATCCGCCAAATGTATTCCAACCGTCGCCCTGGTTTGACGTTCTTGGGTTTGGGTTAAAACTTTCATTGTAATCTTGGCTACCTGGAACTCCGTCTACTGCCGCAAAAAATGTATCTACAAACGCTTGTGTGTTATAAGACCAACCGTTTGCAGCGGCAGCGTCGGCCCAATAATTAACTCCACCTATGTCAGGTTGTCTGCCTAACCCATATCTAGTTCCTTTTCCTGTAGGATTAAAAGCAGTTTTAAGTCTATAATTATAGGTGCCTATGAGTAGCCCTGCAAAATACTGATTATCAGTTTTTCCGTATAATGTACGCCAAGTTCCGAAGGTATATGGACTAGTCACAGAAAGTGCTGGCACTGATATAGATGTGTTGTACGAAGTGTATCCAGATTTTGATACAGTAACAAACACTGTGCCACCAGAATGCGGGCCACCAAATACACACACAACACTTTGTCCACTACTAAAGGTTCCAGATGTTCCATTACCAGTGTTTGTTTGCACAGGAATTGCACCAGGAGAAACTGAATAAGATTGACTGCCTGCGCTAGGATCTGCTGTGATTGTAATAAAATTAGCTTTTGTGTTATATGAGCCAAACTGAATGCCATCGTTGTTTGCCACGTGATTAGAACCTACACTTACTGATGCCGACAGTGCCGCAGGAGTTTGACTTGTATCATTAATTGTTACATATCCGCTGTAGGCTTGAATAGTGCCAACTGTAGAATTGATTCTTAAAGCAACTCTAAAATTCTGAGCACCTTCAGTGGTTGCGTCAGCCGATGTTGCCACACTAAATGATCCACTATTAGAGTTAATAGTAAATGATCCAGAGGTTGAAGAAAAGTCTGAGGAATCAGTTTGGAAGAAATCTATAGACCAATATAACGTAGTTCCGTTTGCAACATTAGATGTAGAAACATTGAACGTACCAGAACTCCCTTCGTTGATCGATGATGGGATAGTTCCAAAACTATATGACGGGGAGAAGGATTGGTCGGATATGCTTACACTACTACTAGTTGCAACTGTTGGGCCGCCAATAGATCCTGTTCTAACTTCTGCTTGGAATGTTTCAGCGCCTTCAGTGTTTGCATCAGCAGAGGCAGTTACTGTAAACGATCCTGAGCTACTTGCAGTAGTCCCTGATACTGTAAAGTTACCGTTGAACCCTGATGAGAAGTCACTACCATCAACACCCCCAGTTAGTTGCCAGTATAAAGTTGTGCCAGAAGTAACACCTTGAGTTGCAACATTAAACTGAACGGTGGTAGGTGAGTTAACTTCGCCAATGGTACTAACTGTTGGAGTAACAGAATATGATCTAGGAGTTATGCTAGCACTACTTCCACTTGCTGTCCCTGCGCCAAGACTGTTTTCAGCAAATATAGTAAATGTATATGCTGTTCCCGGAGTTAATCCTGTAAAGTTAATAGTACCCGAGCTAGCAGTAAATGCAGTTCCTGTAAGTCCGCCTGGCGTAGAAGTTGCTACATACTTAACAATTGTATCAAATCCATTAGATGCTGGTTGTGTGTATGGTATTAATACACTACTAGCACTGGCTACAGTTATTGTTCCAATCGAAGGAGTTCCTGGAACCGTTGCTGATACTTTACTACTACTCGATGCACTTAATGGACTAACTCCGTATCCATTTGTTGCATACACTGTAAAAGTATATGCGGTACCAAGTGTTAATCCAGTAACGTTAATTGTTCCCGAGTCGGCAGTATTAACAGTAACAGTTATATTTCCCGGAGTAGACGTAGCAGTATATGAAGTGATAGGCACGCCGCCATCAGATGTTGGTTTTGTATAAGCTACAGTTAGAGAACCGTTGGCTAGTTGTGTAACGTCCCCAATAGTAGGAGCGCCTGGAGCTCCTAGTATTAATCCAAACAGTCCATAGCCTCGAACACCTGCGTTTAATCCTTCTAATACTGGCATTCGGTATCCTTATGCAAACTTAGTCTGTGCGCCCAACACTGTATAATTTGGCACCGATGTTGTTTTAATAATTGTAAAAGTATACACATCAGTTGAGCTTAAATTTCCGCCTAATGGGGCAGAACCACCTTGCCATCTAATCGTTTGAACATTGCCATCTATTCGATAATCATTTGGGTAATACGCTGTTACAGCGCCATTAGTAACCATTGTTACTACTGTTACACTTTGTCCAACAGCTAACGAAGAATTCAATGTAGTAGTTGAATTACCACGGAAGTTTAAAGTAAAATTATTTGTATTAGTAACAGTGTAATATAGTACGCCTTGGGTTAATACATCAAAGTTTAAAGTGGCTGATGGTGCATTTGAAATTACTGTAGCATTTTCAATTATTGATTTTAATGTTACGTTACCGGTAAATGTAGGGCTAGTAAACATTGTAGCTTTTGACTCATTAGTTACATTGCCAAGTCCAACCATAGTAGCAGTAACACCTGCTACTGTTCCTGTAAATGTAGGACTAGTAAACATTGTGGCTTTCGATTCATTAGTCACATTGCCAAGTCCAACCATAGTGGCTGTTATGCCTGCTACTGTTCCTGTAAATGTTGGACTTGCTATTGGAGCTTTTTCTTGATCTAATTCGTTAATTGCATTCTGTACTGTTACAGACGCTATGTTGCCAGCTGGAGCATTAACAATATTAGATGCTGTAATTGATTGTCCAACAAATGCATCTATTTCAATAAACACTAGTGTACCAGCAGGTACTCCTGTTAGTTGTGTCAGCGTAAAGCTAGTAGTTGAAGTTTCTGAATACGCACTAGGAAATTGTCGTACACCGTCTATGTAAACTCTTAATTGTCCTGAACCTACAACATACTCAGCAGTTGTAAAAATACGTTGTCCAGCAGAGGCAGTAACAGTATTACGAACGGTTGATATGGTTTGACCTTGAGTTCCGCCTGCCCCTGTCTCTGAAGACCAAAAATAAGTGCCGCGGCCTGATGTCTTTAATACATACCCGTTAGCTTCACCAACTGGCAATAAATTAGTTAATGCGTCAACACGATTAGCAGCACCAGTTCCACCTTGTGTAAGTGCTAGACTTGTAATCCACGCTGGGTTGGCATAACTACCTGTAGTGTAAACCCCATTAGTAACAGTGCCCGCATTGCCACTTACATCACCTGTTATGTTGGCAGTAATTGTTCCTGCTGCAAAGTTTCCACTACTGTCTCGAGACACAATGGTAAGAGGAGTGTTAAGATCGGTTGCATTACTGGTGATAGTAAAAGTAGAGTTGTCAGCTTGGTTGGCATAAAATACTTGGGATCCAGATAAACCTATGCCTGCTGTTGACAATGTTAGCAGTCCATTGCTAGCCGGATCTAATGTTGCCCAAGATGCAACACCTGCGTTAGTCTTAAGGTACTTACCGTCGTTGCCTGTTTGGCTAGGTAACGCATCTACTGTTTGCCAAGATGCTAGGGAACCGTTAGTGAATAGATATTTGCCGTTATTATTAGCCTGTGATGGTAATAAGTCACCTACAGTAATGGCTCCGCTAATTCCTCTACCTCCAAATGTTACACCGTCTCCAACGAACATTTGTTTTAAAGTAGTATCATAAATCACTTCGCCGTCTAGTGGGCAAAATGCTAATCTATCTGCTGTTGGGCCTCTACGTAATAATATACTTCCAGTTGGGTTTGACATTGTTAGAAATCCTCTAGATCAAACTCTAACGTTATTACATCGTTAGGACCGTATATCTTGGTAGGATCGTATGTAGCAGTTCCTATAGGAGGAATTGTTCCGCCATCTACTATTACGCTCTGAGTGGGTGCTTGCGAGAAAAAACCCCCATCGACTGTGCTCTGCGGAGCAAGTGGATAAGGGTTAATAAATGGGCCGCCGTCAATTGCAGGAACTTTGAAAATGTTCCCTTCGTCAAACGGTGCGCCTGCTACTTGTATTGATATTGTTGCCATAATGTATTTATCATGGCAAAAATAGGGTTACGCTAGTTTGATACCAGTTGTTGCTTCGATAAATTGTTTAGCGAAATCTGTATCAGTTGCTTCTGCAACGGTAACGGTTGTCTTTAACAGTTTAACTTCTTTGTCTGGATTAACTGTAAACAAGTATGGCATTAATCCCGGACCTTTTGGACCCATACCAATGACTTGGATTTTTGATAGTTTGTAGTAACTATCTGTTTCTTCTATTAGTTTGGCTACTAGTTCTTCACCACTTGTTAGTTTTAATGTGATTACTTCACCTTGTGCTACGCCTTTGTCAATTAACATATTATCCTTTTAGTGTGTTAAAAAATTCTTCGTCTTTACCTGCCAACCCTTGATAGCCGCCAGGAAGGAGAACGCCGTCCTTAAAAATCTGTGGAACTGAACGCAATCCTTGATCCATTAAAAATGCTCGAGCATCCGGCTCGTCTTCCATCTTAATTACCTTAAATGGAATAGATTTGCTTTCTAATAGTGCCTTTGCTCTGTCGCAAAATGGGCAGTTGTTTTTACTGTATACTGTAATCATTATTCTTCCTTTGGTATATTATAGCACAGGAAGAGAATCGTAGTCAATACCTTCACCCATTACACCAATAACATAATTAGTCGATTCACTTTCCTGCAATGCAGTTTGTTTTTTACTAGTATCACTGTGCTTGTTAAACCAAGGAATGGGAGTTGATTTCGGAGCAGGTGATTGATATTTAATGCCAATTTCTTTTAGTGCGGCTACCGCAGTATAGTCCATAAAGTCGCGCAGGATGTTTGCATTGAGACCAATAACCGGGCCTTTCTTGAATAGATAGTTAGCCCATTCTTTTTCTTCTCTAATAACATCAGCGTACAGTGCATATACCTCGGCTTCACATTCTGTTTTAACTTCGGCGAATCTACTATCTTCTTTGACTACCTGATTAATCAAATAAGCTGTCCAACCTTTGTGTAGCAACTCGTCTTGTAGGATCAAACTGATAATGTTACCGTTGCCGATGAAGATTTTGTTCTCAACCATTGCCAACGATGTAGCAAAACTAACCATAAAGCGGAATGCTTCTAATGCATAACTTGCATGTAGTGCCATCCAAATTGCTTTAATATGTTCTTTTTCGGTAACAGATTCGCCTAATTGTTTACGACAATTAATTTGGTGAAGTTCTTCGTAGTAGTTGCCCACTGAGCTTGCCATGTCTACAATTTCTTTAGTATCGTGGATTGTATTAAACACATCTTTTGGCACGTTGTAGATGTTACGGATAATATGACTGTAACTCTTGCTATGAATGTTAGTTTCAAAGAATGTCCAGTTGTAGACAAGTGCTTCTAGTTCTGGAAGGCTTACGACCGGAGTAAAGATTTGACTTGGGCCGCGACCTTGCAAACTGTCAAGAGCAGTTTGCCTAAGCAAGTTACTAGTGAAGATATGTTT